TCTTTGTCTGGAATCGCAAACTCTTCCCAGTACGATACAGGCACTTTATCTTTTAGGAGGCCCGTTGCCTTCTCTCGGATGGTGTTCTGCGTCTTTTCCGCTTTGAGCGTTTGCACTTCCTGCATCAAGGCTTTCGCCCATGCCGGGGTGTCATCTGCTGGAGGCGGTGGCGTACCTAGCGGTTCACCTGCTGGAGGTTCTTCTGTCTTTTTTTCTGGGGGAGCCGCTTTCTTAAGTTTCGCTTCTGCGTTTCTCAGTTTATCGTCATCGGTGGCGATTTCCTGGAATGAGTGTGCTTCGTTAAGAGCGTCAAGTGCTGCGTCGATTGAGGTTTCGTCTGTTACTCCTTTTGCTTCAAGTTTAGCCGCGATAGCGTCTAGCCTTTTGTTGGAGAGATTTACAGCCGGATATTTAACCTTGAATCGGGCTAAAATAGTTGGCTTCATTTGTCGAAGAGCTGTTTATAATACTATAATGAGCGTAATGATAACGATACTAACATCTGTTACTTAATTTTCTATACGTTGTAGACACGTTCTATACATTGTTTTTTGTATCTTTAGGAACCATGGAAAAACTTAAAAAGTCCTATACCGATAGCGACGGCAAACCCTACCCAGTGCGGCTTTGCGATCTTAAGCGACCCCTCATGATGGAGGCGGCAGAAGCAGATCATTCTATTCACTGGGTTATCAAGAAAATACTACGTGAACATCTCAGTAAGAAGTATCGTTCTCTTCAGATAAAAAAGACTGCTTAAGTGACAATTCTTGGAATAGAAGTAGAAGAAAGGGACGCTGAAACTATTGGCGGGTTTAAAACCACAGATTATAACCTTGACCTTCTCGACGGCAATAAGGTGCCGCGTATGGCTATCTATTTTCATTTAAATAAGCGAGCAGACTGCGTTGTTTATGCGGGATCATCAAAATTCAGGTTCTTCAGGCCCTGTGAGTTCTCTGAGGAAGCCGTCAATGAATACGTTTCTATGTTTGCATCATTTTTGAATACTGAGGAAATAGCAATGATGGACACTACAGAGGCTTTGATATTCTTTCCAAGAAGTGGTAATGAATATCGGCCAGTGAATGACCTGTCTATTTTTTCATCAATGGTAAGGCTACGAGATGAATAAAAACTAACCCAACCACCCAATAATGCCAACCTGGATAAACGCCCGAAATCGAATCCCCGAAAAGTATGGTCAATACTTCGTTCGTGTCAACAGTCGCCCTGACATTTACACATACCATGAATTTGCTGGTCGATTGGAGAAGTTGTACAACGATGATGAACTCATGTGGCTGGATGAATCCACTGCTGTAGCAGTGGCGCCAGTCGTGCCCATTGAGTCAGCGCCGAAGCCGCACTACGTCCGGCAGAAAGTGATTGATGTGTGGGAGAAGAGGGATAAGAGGGATAAGAGGGATAAGAGGGATAAGATGAATAAGATGTTGAGAAATTATTAATGGGACACTACTTTGGATATAGATGTATCGTCTGCAAAAAAGAACATCGCTCTCAGGGAATTCATTGTGCTGCGTGTAAGACGATTCTTGAAATGAGAAAGCCGTGTTTTAATTGTAACAGGTCTTTTGATTTTGACTTTTTTAGAATCAGGAAACACGGCCACGGCATCAAACCAAATACCTATTCAAAATTGTGTGTACGGTGCGAGGACAATTATATAAGCGACACAAACAGACTCAAAATAATCAGGCTTCTTAAAAAACTAGATAAAATAATCACCATGGCTGCCAAACACAATATGACTGACTTAAGAGAAAGTATGTTCGAGGTAATTGAAGGTCTGAAGGATAAATCCATATCCGTTCAGGAAGGCCAGGCTATTGCCAATGCTGGCCAAGTAATTATCAACTCTGCAAAGGTCGAGATCGACTTTTTGAAAGTCACCAATGGCGGCGAACTTCTGGGAAGTGGGTTTGTGGATTTGGTGAGGGAGCCGGAGCCATTACTTGAAAATGGAGAGGCTCACCAAGAAGAAACCCCAATGTTTGAACACGAAGTAGTATAATTATTTAACGATGGAGAACATAGAATACAATTTGCATCCGAACTGCGTTAAAGAATTTGAAGAGGCCGAAGCAAAAGCGAAGGATGAACAAATTGCAAGGGATAGGAAAACACAATGGATTGATTGCAATGATCGGCTTCCGAAGATTAACGATGCCTACCCGGTTCAGAGACGTAATGGAAGTATTGGTGTTGTTGCTTTTGATAGAGGCCGATTCGGAGTAAGAGAACACGGAGAATTCGTGCCCGAGCCTCCGTGGGCGATAATACGATGGTTGGACGGCCGGCCACCGGCCATTTTGTGTAAGCATTGCAAGCGGCCGATTTAAATTGAGAAAAATATGAAACAAATACTCTGTTTCCGAATGATAGACCCAGAATTCTTTAGTGAGTATGGTGCTGTAGTTGAAGTTGAGACTGTTGATTTCCCTGGTTTATTCAATATTGGGGACACAATTGCAGGATTAAAGAATACGTGGACTTATACGATCAGCTATACACCAGTTGGGGGCGATAAGGAAATCAAAGACACCGGGGCGGTCGGCACCCAGAGCGAAGAATGGTCAATCTACATTTACGAATTTTTTTATAATCAAGAATGTGTGGTAGACAGCAGGGGTTTCTTTTTCGATCCAGATATAGTTTACATCCACTTTAAAGGAATACCAAATTAACATAATGATAAAACTACGTGTGGTTTACGACATGCCTCCCCAGGCAAAAGAAGAATTCTCTAAGCGGTATGGGCTGCACATAAGCAGTATCACTTTTCACTTTGGGATGCAAGAGCATATTCCAAACGTTGGAGACGCTATTGACGAAATGGACGATTCGGAAATCAGCACAACAGGTATCCAGTCGTATTCCTTGAGAATGACAGATCCTGATCAAGACGACATAAAGGGAGTAATGGATGACGATCAGGCGTCAACAGAGTTGATTTGGAATTTATTGGTTAACTATGGCTTTATGACTATTACCGACCGAATATTCGACTACGGCAAGAAAGAAGTACATCTTTGGGCATCAAATAAATAGACTTGCCAAAACCCACCTCTTTTTTATTAAAATTTTTATTATGTCATCTTACGATCATAGAACAGTCCGATTAGAATTATCTCATCTTTATAGTGCCCTACGAAACTCTCGGACTAAAATACAAAACAATAAAGAATATATTGAAAAGGCTATCTCACTTGGCAAAGAACCTAGAAGCAATTATGTGCGTGATTTGCAAGGTGCGATTGTATGGCACGAAAATTATCTCAAATTTTTGGTAGCGGTTTTTGAACAAGTTCTTGAATTGGTGAAAGATTTTGGACTTTCGGAAAAAAGAGAAGTAGAATTCGATATATCCAAATTTCAATCTGTGGCAAACAAATATCAGGATTTTATAAAAGAGCTAGAATCAGTGAGCGGAGGAACTGTTAAAAATGACTAATCAATCCATGAACCCCCAACTCTCTCCCATCCAACCCGCTGAACTCAGAATCGGCAACTGGGTGACGAAACTCGAAACAGCTGAACTCGCGTATCGGCTAAAGACCGGTGCTGAGATCGATGAGGTGTACTGGCCAGTGCCGGTGACGGAGGAAATACTGGAGGCCTGTGGCGGCGTGCTGTTGCCGGGAGTTCCATTTTTTGAAATTGATTTGGGTCAAAATATCGGGCAGATTCATATCAACCCGAATAACGGAACCGTATGGCTGGGACATCGAAGAGTACCTGCTTCGTTGAACCCAGTCTCGATTCTTTACGTTCATCAACTTCAAAACCTATTCTTCGCTCTCACAGGTACCGAATTACCCTTAGAACTCGATAATATACCGTTGCAAGAGGGGTAAAATACGCCTCTTTTTCCTATCTTACCCTACCCCAAACCACACAAATGAAACGTTTGCTTCCCCTGACGGTGATGGTTATGCTGACCGCCACAGTCAATGCTCAAACTTTAATAGGCCGAATACAGGAAGGCCCATTTATTCAGGCTGAATTATACTCCAATCACACCGCAACAGACAGTAGCTATTTCTTACGCTTCGATGACTTTACAACCCTTCAGGAGGTCACATACGACACGTTGTACATTCCCGGTGGCAATACTCAGATAAACGATCTTTATAAGGTGCTGAAGAACGGAATGAGGCATGAGGTCGGCTATACCGATGAGCGAAATTATGGTGGTGTGCCGGTAAGTTTTGTGTCTGGAAAATTGGTCGGGCTTAAATACGTGAGACTCGGAAAAGGAAATGCCTGGATTAACATTCATAAGAATGGCTTGGACTATCTCTTCGGCTTGAAGAAACACATCTAACCCCAGTAGTCGCGTAATCCCGCTAACATATCATTCTGTGGGGCACTCAACATCGTAAACGTCTGAGAGGCGTTCGTTGCTGGCTTCATCACTGACTTGATAGGCAATCCCACAAATGGTATGTCATTTATCCAGGTCATGAAGGTCGCTCCCACATTGGAGCGGAACAGGTATCGTAGTTCGGGCGCGACTATTGTTTCAAATTCTATAATGTTTGGTGTAAACAACCGTACACCCAGAGTTGACAAATGAACATCAGCGCCTTCAGTCAGCGTATTGAATACAAGATCTTTGTTCTTGGGTGCTGTCGTAAATATCAGATCGCCGTCATCCATTTTATAAAAGAAAGACCGGATATATGGCCCCTGCCGGTAGACACATGACTTGGGGGAGAACCATAAATTAAAAACTGAATCCGGTTCAAGCAAACCATTGGTAACCGTTGCATTCAGGTCCCGATTCAAATTATATGCAGAGACGCCATCTACTACTGTGCGCTCGTCCTCACAGTAAACCATGAACACGTCATTATCGCTGGATGAATCAGTTGTAGTGCGACCATCGAAGTTGGCCCGAAGAAATTCCATGCCGAAGCAGTCCGTCCTGTAGATGCTCACCAGTTCAAGCACCTTACTCACAGACTTCACCGGCGTTGTGAACTCCAGGGTATTGTTGAATTCCTGCCGCCCGTTCACATCTGTATAATCCTGTTCCGGATAGCCGATCTTCAACCCGCTGATTAGGTGCTCTTTTGACGGAGTAATTCGAGCGTTTTTACTCTGTCCCAGATCAAGCGGCTTAGTAAAATCATACATCGTAGATTTCTCTTCCAGGATCAACACTTCTTTACTTATTGTCATTCCCAGGCAACAGGGTACGTTCAGAGAAGTGAAGAAATCACTCATCGAGGTCTTCACTGACACGCCAGGCAGGCCCCGGACCGCATCACCACAAGTGATAAATATCTTCGTGAACTTCTTACTCAGCGCATCACTCTTTGCATTGGGGATGCCGTTCTTTGCGGCCAGCTTCTTGAAAAATACATCCCCGCGGTATGCCTTGATATAAGTTGTGCCCTTTCGTGATTTATATCGAAGCGTCAGGTCATTTTGTTTCAACCGGACTCCGTAAGGCGATCCACCAACCAGAGGACTTGAGTTTGCACCGAAAAATAGTCTCTCGCCTGCCTCAAGGGTAAAATCGTGATTAAGATCAAAGCCGTGGATGTCCACAAGCTGAAACAACAACAGTCGATTTGTACTAGTCACTACATAAAAACGAGTAGCCTGCGTATTACCGGGTCCATACGGGTAATCAAATTCAATCCGTCCATCGAAGTGAAAAGTATTGGCTGTGTCGGTTGATAATATCTCTCCGCCCAGGTCGTCGAACCCGGATGCTGTAGTTTGAAACTCAACTTTGAATTCATTGCCACCGGGCTGTGTAGAGCTCGCCTGATAATATTGGCTTTGAGCCCTGGCCGTTGCTGTCCGGGTTTCATCGCCAACAAGATTTATAGGAAGGATCGTACTTTCTGACAAAATATCAACCTCCATAGACACCGTCTGAAACGTTCCACCACCCTGCAGGACCACGCCGTCAAACCGAATCAACTCTGCGTCATCACCAAGGAATATTTCAACTTTCGTATTCTCATCTGATTTTAATATCTGACTCACACCTGCCTCGAGTAATCTGGTTGTTACCCTTGGACCTTCGTGACTAAATTCTGTGAAGTTTACCGCGGCCTTGACCAGTAGAGAATAATACACGCCATATTCCGGCACGTCTTCGGTTAGCAATGCTCCGCCATCATCTTCCAATTGAAATCGTGTGCCATCTTCGAGTAGTAGTGGAACACCAATGTCATCGGAGAAACTGATCAGGCGTTGGGTAATAACCAGCAACACTTTGGCCTCGACACCGTATTGATAGTAAAGTGATTTGATGATGAATCCGCCGTCATTGACGAAATCCAACGGGATAGAAAAAGTGCGATCGATTCCGTAATATTTATCACTCAACATCTTGGTGATCTCGAGGTCTAACCATCCATCAGGAGTAGATTGCACAGGTTTGGGTGTTCCGGAGATCATAAGGACGCCATTGTCTTCATAGTAAAAACGGTCGTCCGCGGTCATCAAAAAGTATAAGAAATCCTTGCCCATTATTTGAATCTTACCTGCTCGTCTATGAATCTTAATTCGCTTGTGCCCATTTTGTGAACTACCTGAACACCGGCGTAGGATCCGGAAATATGCAGTTCCTTCTTGCCTTTTATCGCCTGCCTGGTAAGCCTCATCTCTTTTGAGATATTATCAGCCAGTTCCTTCATGTTGTTTCTTTCAGACACTCGCGCATACACATTTCTGTTCAGCGATGACTTATTGATCAACTCAAGATGCCTTTCAGCATCTGGGAAGACATGTGTGCCCTTGGGGAGGTCGAAAAGTGTATCTTTTTTTGGTGATACGAAACTTTCGCCACTTGGCAACTGAACATATTCGGCCATACCACCGTCCCCTAATACAGCGAGCCCGCCTTTGTGGTCCTTCGTACCCGCCTTGTACTTTGGAATGGGTTGTGATGCTACAGCAGCAGCTGCAATCACACCGGAGGCGATTACTATTGGAATCTGCGCCAATGCTAATCCGGCCAATGCTGCTGTAATCGGATTCGATGCCAGCACGCTCGCCTGCGCTTTTATGGCGAACACCTTCTGCGCCGTATCGATAGCTATCCGGAATATTGCTGCTACTTTCTCAAAACGGGCTTTCTGTGCTTCAATTTGTTTCTGACGCTGTTCGAGTTGTTCCCTTTTTGCCTGGAATGTTATGTCAATAGCCGTCAGTCGAGCAGCTTTATCTTGCTCGTTTGTGATGGTAGAATTTGCCGCATCGATTTCAGCCTGTTTTCTCTTCTCAAGTAGTGAAATCTCTTCGTCAAGTTCGACTTTTCTTCTCTCAAATGAATTGGAGATCACCGTCTGAAGCGCATCTACCGTGTCAGCGCCCAGTTTCTGATACAATTGCTTCCTTTGCTCGAGGATAGCCGATTCAGCATCATTGAAAATCTCTTCTTGTTTTGTCAACGCTTCATGCTCGGCCTTTTGCTGCTCCAATCTGGTTTTGTCAATGACAGCTTGAGCGGCCGTTACATCTTCACCACGGGATTTAGCCAGGTCAATCATCTTTTGGGAGAAATCGATCTCTGCTTTAAGAATGTCCGATTGGTAGGAAGTAGTAATCCTGAGTCTATCCTGTTCAGCCGCCTGCTGACTCGCCCGCCTCTTGGCTTGGTATTCTGCCTCTGTGATAGTGCCGGCTTTTCGCTGTTTGTTGAGGATAGCCAGCTCTTCGCGGGCACGTCTTTCAACGCCGATTAGTTCGCTACTCAGTCCGGATTCCAGAAAAGCGACTCTTTTTTTGAACGCCCTACCCTCGGCCTCTTCCTTCTTCTTGTTAATATCATCCAGACCTTTGAGCGTTAAATCTTTCAGCTGCAGATCTATCTGTTTCTGCCGGGCGATGGAGGATTGTTTAATATCAATCAGGTCGTTGCTTAATTCCACATCCAGCTTCCGCTGTGCCGAATTAGCGCCTCGGTTTATTTCAAGGATAGATTGATTATACTCACGCTGCGCATTGATCAGCTCGCCGGCGGTAACATCTTTCTGTGCTTTAACTGCCGCCAGTTTGTCTTTTTCATTCTGAACCTGCACACCTCTTTCACCCTGGATGATTTGTTTTTCCAGATTAAACGCGGTCTGCCGGGCTTTGACCCTGGTAGTTAATTCGAGGTCATCGATCTCAGACATCTTTTTATTGAAATCGGCCTGTTCTTTTAACTGATCTGAGAAGAATTTTTGACTGATTGGCTTGATCGCTGTCACCTTCCCATCACCCCCGAATGGATCAAAGTGAAACTGTTTTGAAATGGCATCAGCCTTCTTCCTAAAATCCGTGGCAATGTCTGTAAGGGTCTTTACTGACTTCGCTTTTGCTCTCTGAGCGGCATCGGTAATATTTTGCTCACCCCTTTTAATAAATTCACCCAGACCATCATCTTCACCCGGTCCTTCTACTTTGATCTTGGCAATCCTTGCCTCGTCTTCTCTTAGTTCAATAGCAGCGGCAAGCGCCTCTTCCCCGGCCTTTGTAGCAGCCTGTTGAGCTGCCGCCTTAAACAGTGTCATCTGAACAAAGGCCTCTGCATTCTTCGTTAGTTCAATTTCAGCCTCATCCAGGTCTTTGACAAAACCCGTTGTTTTTCCGATTGTTTCGTTGTACTTCTTGACCACCGCATCTTTGTCCAGGAAACCATCCTTTGCCGAACTGATGTTGTCTTTAAGCTCAGATACAAGAGCGGATGCTTGGACATATTCCGAACTACCACCTTTCAGTGATTCAATGATTTTATTCTGTGCGTCCTTGAACGATCCCGCTTTCGCTCCGAAGAGATTCAATGCGGAGAGTAGTTTCTGTATTCCCTCAAACGCCAATCCAAACAAACCAGCAATGCCAATACCGGGAAGGATTTGAGCGAGTAGGCGAATTTGGCTGAATGCCTTGGTGAACGAATTGGCATAATTACCTACATTCCTTTGGGCCCGACCTGTATCTGCCTCCAAAGCTTTTACCTGAGTGCTGAGCCCTCCAATGACGCGCTGAAGACGTTGGCCTGCACCTGTTGCGCGTTCCTGTGGTCCCAAATTGTCATATACTGCATTGAGCCGGATAAGCGCCGCCCTCCTTTGCTCCAAACTCCCCTTCACTGCATTCTCTTCACGCACCTGGTTCTTTAACACCGCACTTCGCTGCGTGGCCAGTAATTTATCTTCGACTTCTATCTTCTGATTTCTTTCGCGTTCCCTGGCCAGATCGGACGCTGACTTCTGCGTTGCCTTAGTTGCTGCCGTAGATTGTTTTTGTGCCGCCGCCCATTCCTGAGCGGATATAATGGCGGCCACCTCTGCCTGATCCATTTCGTTAATCGCCTGCCCTGTAGCCTTTGCGGCATCAGCTTCGGCAGCTAAAGAAGCGAGATTATCCGTGGATATGATAGCCGTTCCTGCACCGCCTCCCGGACCTTGCGCGGCCTTCTTCGCCCTGGCTTGCTTCTCCAGCGCCGCCGCTTCTTTGAGTGCGGCATCAGCATTCAACTTTCTTGCCTTGGCTTCTTCGGTGGCTACCTTAGCTGCTCTCACTTCAACATCCATGAGCGCTTTCTTGGACTTCACCAGGTTGTCAGCAGCTGCCTTTGCCTCTTGACTTGCTTTTTTGAATCCACCTACACCGACGCCTTTCTCTACAGAAGACAATGACGCTTTCAGCTGATCATATTGGGCTTGCAGATCCTTGAGGGTCTTAATGAAAAACTCTTTCTGAGCCTGTATTTTTGACTCATCAATGAATTCGGATATCAGATCAATCTGCTCAGCCATTAGGCAAATTCTTTAGGTGTTCTACGTGTTCAGTCCATCGTTTTACGCGCTCACAAAATTCAAAAGTGGTTATCAAATCAGTGATGGGATATTTAGCATGATCGGAAAGGGTGATCAGCACCTGATGGAAATACTTTCTTGAATGTTCAACCACGGGCGCATCATCCTCAGACTTTTTATTGCCATACGCCTCAAGCTCCATCTTCTTCATATCGCGATCGATTTTGAACGATTTACCTCGGTTACGTGCATTTTTCAACATGGCTATATACTCAGGAGAGTTGAACGCTGGGAACGCGTATGCGGTGCCGAGTAATTCGTTCAGTTCCTTCAACATCGGTTCATACGGAAACTTACCCAGCACATCGAGGGCGGTATCCAGGAGCGTCATTTTGATCTCGAGACAGGTGACGTCTTTTAACAGCTGCAGGTGCATCTCTGTTTCACTGTCACCCATGGCGTCAGAGTACTCTGTTTTGATCTCCTGCCAGGTATTGGCAAGCTCCTGATCAGTCGGCAAGCCAGAGATTATCAGCGGTTGCAAATGTCCATCTACTACTACAGAAATAAATGCATGGAGAGGGAGCGTATCAATGGTCTTATGCCACTGGGCATGCGGGTTTGAGGCAGTCATGAAGGGGGTTGTATTTGTCCTGTCAAGGTACGTCATTTCGTTGGCTGTGGCTGATTTTTAGGTGGATTTTGACCTATGGGAGGACCGAGAACGACCTGCTCTGCCAAGGCGTCTTCTTTTTGTTTTTCGAGAGCAATAAGTTCAGCATTTGCATCCTTAACCAATGGGTTCTGTCGGACGGCCGTGTCCTTACTCATCAACCCTCCACCTGTCAGCTTGATCAACAAGTCTACCAACTCCCCTACGTTTTTCGGCAGGAATGACCTAAACCTGATGGCTATCTTTAGCAGCAGGCTGGGTTTCAGCGATGGATCGAATACAACCAGGCTGACGCGCATAAGATTCACCCTTCTTTGCAGGCTCTCTCCAAATATGCCACGGTTCTTTATTGCTTTGATTTCCGGATCCAAAAAGAATGTATCGAGTGCCACTCCGGAGAATGCACCGAGTGATTTCATGGATTCAAAATCGATCTTCGGTGTATGGGTAAGGTTGAAGATGTACTTCTCAAGTAGATCATATTCGAGCTTCATACTCTCTGGCATCTGATCCCAGGTCAGATAGCCAAGGTCGCCGTCACCTTCAATCTCCACCATCTTGCCCTGCTCGCCTTTATTGGGCATGGTGATCACCTTGGCGTTACGGGCCACAGCAACCGGTGAAGCGAAATAGTCATTGGTGTCGGCATGGTTACTCATCTTGGTTTCCAGGCGCTCAATCAATGGTTGAACGTCTTCCCATTCTGTAAGTTGTTTGTAGTAGTAGATGATCGGAATCTTCTTCAAGATATTCACCTGGCTGACGAATTCAGCCTGATAGGTGTCTTTATCTTTTGCCCATTCCCAACCGGTAGCACTTTGGCGGGCATAGGCGATAATGTCAGCGGTGTATATCTCCACGTAATCGATCTGCTTGGCGTCGTCGTCCCATCCTTTGTACTTTCGGATGAACATTATCATGTCACCAAAGTCGTCAAAGAGAGGAAATAACTCATCTCCGGAGCTGGGTGAGATCACCCGCATGCCGAGTTTGAACTTTGATGTTATTGTTAATCCATCCCAATATCCTTCTTCAGCATCCCTGACGTACCACAGTTCGGCGCAATGCCTTTCGCTCATGGTGCGGGTGAAAATGTCATCACTCTTGTAATCCAGTTTGTTGTCCTCCCATACCTTGTTGACGACTTTCAGAAAATTGGCCTCCGGTCCTTCTTTCGGCTGGCTATCCAATTCCGGAGTGCCCACAAATGCCGCAGCAGTGGTAACGATCTTCTTTTGAATAGACAATGATAGCCTGGCCACTTTGATGATCTCCTTTACCTGGCCACGGGTTGGGTTGCCCTCGCTGTCAGCAGGTCCGTCATCGTAGATAAACTTATCCCGGCGCTTAACATCATCATTGATGACATGCTTGGCGGGATTGAACTGATCAACGGCGTCACTAATCTTTGTGACCAGCAGGCGTGTCTCAGCCAGGGAGACGAATGTCGCCACATCGCCAGTTTGTATAAGTTCTAATGCTTTTTTGATGTTCATGGTTAGCCGAGATATGCTGTACGGTTATAGAAATTGGATTTCCTGCGCCCCTTGAAGGCCTCGAACTGGGTGGAGAGTATGGTTAAACATTGGTACCTGAGTGTGTCTGCACAATGGCCTCGTGGCTCGTAGGTGATGCCGGTATCCGGGTCTTTCTCCTTCTCTTTCATCATCTTGCCCTCTGCGTCTTCCTTTACCATCATATAATCCTCAATGGAGGTAAAACACATATCGCTGATCTTGATCGACCACCCATTCAGGTTGTTCTCAAAGATGGCATTGATGAACGCACCAGACAGGGCCACCTCAGGAGCGGATTTCATCACCTTATTGGTGACTTTGTATCCTCGTTTTTGCAGAATCTCAATGTATTTTGTGTAAAAACTGGATGAGTTTTCATCTACTGTCGACCGCTTACTTGCGCTTGGATCACCGCAGACAAATACCATGTCTTTATGATTTATGGAATCCAGGTAATCAGCAAATTTGGCTGCTGCCTTGGGTGCATTATTGGCTGGTGATTTGGAAAGAATCTCATGAATCTGATTGAGTGATGATCCTCGCACTTGCCAGATTGTGGCGGTGACATAAGGGTTGACATTCTCATCCAGGGAAACATACACAACGCCAGGCGCGTAAGCCAGTGAACCCACATGCTTGGTTTCGTCAAATTCTTTGAAGAATTCTCCACCGGTCCGCACAACGCCCCATTCACCATTAGCGATCGCATTGAGTACCGCGGCATTCCCGTTGGCAATGAATTGTAATTTTTTATAGTAATCATCCTGATCGATGAAGTAATTGTCGTAATAGTTTGCCTTTAACTTAAAAGCATCGTTCGAGCGTTCGCCATCAAAGAATATCTTCCTCAACCAATGACTTTGATAGATTCGCTCGGTATTGAAGGCCCCGTAGAACTGCGTAACTGCTTTCTCCGTCCTTAAACGAGAGTAGATAAACCCAAAATCCTCAAACGTGAACTGATCAAACTCTTCACAAAAGAAGTGAGTCGGATCTTTGATGGATTTGAGAGATGCCGGGTTATTGGCTCCAAATGGGTTGAACTCATTGCGGTTTTTCTTGCACACGATGATCATGGTACCATTGGGTGCGTCACTGAAGGAGAAAAGGTGTTCTTTCTTCAGTTCTTTTATCCTGTCTGTAATGGTCTTAAAAACGGTTCCACGCACATCCTCCAGAATCTTTCGCCCGAAATAGCAACGGAAGTATTCATCGTGAACAGCGTGATTGATCAGTACGTCGACAATGAAGACGCTCTTACCTGATCCATAGCTGCCATAGAGCAGATTGATCTTATTCTTATTCGACCACAGTGGAAAGAACACATCATTCACCGGCACTGCTCCTGATTGTATCAGCACCTCCTGAATATCTCCAGGCACCTTGCGGAATCCGCTGGCCTTTACAGGCTGAAGGAGTAACTCAGCCATGTTGATTTATTTTGCTGAGGATCTCAGATACCTGGTCGGGACTCATCGGGGTTGTTATGCTGAGATCACGCTTGTTGTCCTTCTCGAACAGTCCTAAGTGTTTACCCAATAACTCAAAAGACTTGTTTGCCCCCCCACTGTCGAATTCCCAGATTGCATTTCCGTCTTCATCTCTGGATGGAACGAGCATCTTGTTTTCGTAATCCCATTCCATCACTGGTATTTTCTGAAGGCACCGCTGCGCAACCTCTTTGAGTCCGGTAAGCACAAAATCGGCGGTAATCTCAGTTCTTTCGATCTGTTTTTCCTTCAATTCCCTCACGTATGCGGAAATTTCAAGTTTCTTCAAGTTCTGTTCGCCTATCTGTCCTGCCGTCTTTTTAGAATACCCCGCCCTTATTGCAGCCTGTGTCGCATTGAAATCAATGAGATATTCACGACAAAACTGCTCTTGTTTGGGGGTGAGGCTCATCTTACACCGCCAGTTTTATTGACGCCCAGATAATCAACATCGGTGCAATCCCGAGAAGGACGCCTTTGGTATAATCGAAGTGGCGAGTCGTTACCGGTTCCTCGCGTGCTTTGAGTAGGTAGAAGATGTGTGCGCTCATGGGGGTTGGGTTATGGTCGCGCGTGAGTTGAAAAGCCGCCAACCACAGAATAGGTTGGCTTATCATTGTACGTTCCTTCATAACTTTGAAACAGCCTCGCAGCCTCTTCATATTCCTTTCTCAAAAGGGAGACTATCTGATCATCAATCAACTTCGCCGCCGCTTCGTCTTCTATTAGGTGAGCAGAACTAAAACCACGATCACCGAATGGAATCATGTCGAGTGTATCTAACTCCTGTTTGAGTTTCTTCACTTTAGTATGCAGGTAATTCAGCTTGTCAAGCGCTTCTTTAGTCATGGGGAAGTTGGGTTGATGTAAAATAATCACTAAGACTGATTGTCACTCAATGTGACAATATGATGATTGACGAATGATCTTATGTCAACGATGTCCAGTACATCGCATAGTCGAATGAGCACGTATGCTCCCGGCATGCGCTCTCCCAGCTCCCATGACTTCAGCCTGGTGCGTGTGATTCGCAGCCCCCTCTCTGCCAGCCACAGGACCATCTTCTCCTGGGTGAGGCCTTTGGCTTCGCGGATGGCGACGAGGTTTTCGGAGAACTTGGTCATGGTCTACCGATTAGCATGCTGATGCCGAAGCCTATTCCGAAAGCGATAGCGGTTCCCGCAAATGATCCAACAATGAGAATCCCCCACCATTTGAGCACTTGTAGAAAACTACCGCGTCGGTCATAAATTAATGCGGATAGTAGAATACAGACTGAGATCAGCATGCCACCGGCTGCAACCATTAAGAATTCTTTCATGAGTCTTGTTTTGTTAAACTAGCACGTATGATGATCTCCTGCTTTGTAGCCGCGAAATACAGATTCTGAAACTCATGGACGGAGGTGATTTGTGTTCGAACCCTGTCGTATTTTGTCCTGATGCCTGTTAAGCAAACCAGTTGAGGAAACTTACATACATACAGGAAAAAGACATCTGTGCCGCTGACATCGATGTTCAGGATCAATTCACCATCGGGCTCTGAAACTTCCTCAGGCCAGATCGGCACTGAGTCTCTTTTCTGGAATCCGTTTGCAAGTAGGAAATCCGGTGAGATTGGAACCGCCTGCACTTCTGGATTTTTAAGAGAAAAGCAACCGACCTCGTCGCCGTCTTTCAGGAAACGAATCGTTTGATCGGAATTAATAGCGCAGACCGGTAAGATTTCATCCTTTATGCTCAAAAGGTTTCCGAGTCTGAGTTCAGTTGAATTTATCATGATTTGTGTTTTTAAGTTGTTTCAATATGCTTCTCCCCTTCTGTGTCCACCGGTACCGCTCACCAGTCCAGTAGAGCATGTCACGATTGATAAACGGCGTGATGTACGCGGTTTCATTGGTGATCTTGCGGACGCGGGTTAGCTGGACAAGGCGGGTGATCATCCTGTCGGAGAGGTGGTGGGTGGCGGTCATATAGCGCGTTTTAGTTTGATGAGTTCCCAACTCAAAATGATGCTGTCCGATTGTTTTTTAGTAATCCTCCGGCGTTTACCATGCTTACTATGCCAAAATGTCGAGTCGTCAGTTGTCTCCACCGACTCAATATTTTCCATATCCCATAGAGACCCTGCTTTTATCTCAAAAGGTGGATTTTCTGGATGAGAATTAAAGTCTGGAGTAATAGTGATTGTCGAACCATCGGGTTTAAACAACTCTATAGAATCGTGTTTGAATCGTGCCGAGTCGAACGATCCTGCCGGTAAATAATACAATCCATTTTTGGGCACCGATAGCCCTACGCGTTTTGGGACTGGTTCATGCTTCCTCCAATGGTATCCGGATTTGAATCCAATAAAAAATGTAATCAGAAAGACTGCTGTTATATAGTTCCTAAAGTGTTTCATGTTACCAGTTTACTTGTTTGATTTGCCAAATGACGTTTGAGGTGAAGGCTATTTTGCTGAAGGGAAGTAGGTATTCTCCGGTTGGAATCCAAGATGCGCGTGCAGAAATCCAATCGTCTCCGCCATTGTGTCGCCATTCCCTCACCTGCCATGCCTTCTGCTGTGTCGGCCACTTGTTGTACTCCACTCCGTTCACATCACTCACCAGCATCCAGCATTTAACTGTGTCAAACTTTGCATTGTTGGACTTGACGGCAAGATTGCTACTGTCCGCCCAAATAGTTGGCGGGCTAAGAAGGAGTTTGGCTTTACGAAACGCGGAGGTGTTCGGACTATCTTGCGCAATTGGGTAGTGTCCAATTGTGTCCTGCGCCTTCGCACCGCATCCAGCAAGCAGAAGGATGACTAATAGTGGGGTGTTCATGGTTAATCGCTTATTTCTTGACATTCTGAAATATCATACTCTTTTCTTGTGCCATTTTCATCCTCAACCAAGAGCGTAAGATTGGAGGAATAGTACCCGTTATTAGAGCCATATCCGGGGATCTTAACCGAATGACCGACAACAGGAAATAGCTCAATCCCGTAATCTTCAATCTTCTTAAAAAAGTTGTCGTTCGTAAAATCAAAATCCAGACCCTTAAAATCTTCTAGGGTTAAATCGTCAAAACTTAACCAGTGATGCTCACAGCAATCTGATTCGTGTTCGGAGTAAAGTTTAATACCTCCTTCAAATAATAAAAATTCGTCTGTTTTTTCAATTAGCTTACTCATATCGTTACTTTTTATTTGTTTCGTGATCGACAGGGGCGGGAAACGCCGGGATTGGATGCCAATGGGTTGAATACTGATCGATGTCCATTTGGTTCTCGTAATAACATACTTCGATATACGAGGCCAGCGGCATCTTGAAATGTATTAGGTATTCCCCCGGATGTTCAGGGTAGGCATCCTCGAAGCTCACCCATCCGTTGTCTGTCCCGGCACGCATTGCAGTTATCCCTGTATCTGTCACTTCTACTGTTCCCCTGAACCCTTTTGGCAGCGTTATACTGTGGCCTCCCTGTATCAAGCCTATTAGTTCGCCCCAGCCTTGCCCTTCTGGTTGCCCCGTACAGGTTGGACATGGTAAATATGCCTGTGGTGGATTGTCTGTACCAACATTTACTTTCTGCATTCCTTTACAAGTCGGGCAAACAGCTTCAGGTTCCGGCTTCCCTGGTTCTGAAAGTGCTTCTAATATCCAAGTTCTTTGCAGTGCATTTAAGGTATTCCAAACTTTGTGTGATTGCAGCTTTCCCCCTTCCTGTGGATCAGGCTGCGCTGGGTGGGAGGCTAACGGAGTCCATATAAAAGTTTTAATTCCGAATCTCTTTTGCATATCTGGAAAAGTGTGCCGGTCATAAACCATAGTCCCGTTGCTATTATCGGAAACGTACCAAACAATTAGCTGCCTGTATGCTGGTTGCACTACTTCCAGATCGTACCACCCCCCTGCGGTGTTCCTTGATTCCAGATAGGCGGCTTTGCGGCCTTCGAAGTAGCCATCATGGTAACTTTCAATATCAAACTCTATCTCGCTTCTGTGAGTTAAAAAACTGGCGCAAGACATTATTCTTTCCGTCTTCCACTTATCAATCAATTCCTGCGGTACTTCCGGCTGTCTCTGGTTCTGTTCTGAATTGCTCATTTTGTTTTTGGGTTTAAGGTTTTTGCGATTATGTTCAGCAGTTTTATCCTTGCTTTTTCTGTTTGGTTTGCCGTAAGTATCCCGCGAATACGTATCCTGGTTATGGCATCTGCATCTTTTTGCCAGTGTTCGCACAGCTTCTTATCAAACTTGAATCCCTGAACTGTAAGCTGCTTGGATATAGTATCTGACATTGCCCCGTATCTAAGCTGTACCTCCGGCTGGTTCTGTTCTGTGCTATTCATTTGTTTTGATTTAAATGCTTATAAGTCAATTCTTTTTCCTTTTTACGCTTTCCGTAGAGAGAGGTTAAAAAAGAACTTGATCCCAATTCCCTTATGGCTTCCTTTACTCCCTTAAAAGTTCTAAGGAGGGTTTCGCCTCTATACTCACCAATAGGCTTATTTGCATAACTTCCTATTAAGACTGCATGGCGAGAGTTTTCGAGATGTGTACACCATTCGAGGTTTTCAACCCGGTTATCGGTTTTGATACCATTTAGGTGATTGACATACGGTAGATTTTTCGGATTAGGTATAAACTTGGCGGCAACTAAGCGATGCACTTTGAGGTTTACGTATTTTCCATTCAACGGCGTTGTTACTTTTGGATAACCGTATGCGTCTAATGTTATCTTCAAAAAGCTGACTTTTAAACCTTTGATTGATCCGTCAGGGTAAACAACATATCCCATTGATTCAAAAATTTCCAGTTCGTTTTCCATGCGCTTTAAATTTGATTACGTATATACAAATATACTTACTCTTTGTTTATGTATATACATTATCGAAATTTATTTCTACCTTTCCTTTAAAATGTTCACCTTGACTCCAAAAATGACTTCAGGCGGATTCCGTGAAAATGCAAAACGACCTTTGAAATACGGAGAGCCCACTGAACTTGTCCCGGTGCGCGTACCCAAATCCAAGAAAGCCGACTTCAAAAAACTGATTGCCCCGATCCTGAAAAAATGGGAAGTCAAAAAATCCAAATAGCCCACTTTCTAACGCGTGGTCGGTCGAGAGGTGCTTGGCTAGGATCTGTTCGCGGGTCATGGCTTACCGTATTGAGCAAGTTGTTCGGCCATTTTGATCGTCTCACCTTTTACATAGGCAAAGTCGCGGTAAACATCTTCCTCAATTGGATTGAAGTACTCGATTACCCGGGCATCTCCGGCGTGGGAAGTATCGAAACCGAACCACCATACTTTACCAAACAAACCTTCAGAGATTCCGCATAGATGGTCGTTGGCGTATGTGATGCCTCCATGTACGTTAATAGCCAGATCAATCCCAATGACGTTATCAGGCAAATCCGACCCGGACCGGCACAGGAGTCCGATGTAATTCCCGTTAAACTCCAGTTCGTTTACGTTTTCCACAACCACGTTATCAGAATAGTTCTTACCGTAGAAAGGATGGGATTCGGGAACGCTGACATACCCGTTCAGGTTTTGTATGTTCATCCTTTGCACACAGCACCATAGGCCTTCGTGTTGAAACAATTCGAAGGAGCGCTCTTGTAGCGCTTTTGATGCTGAGGGGTTAAATTTCATATCCATGTTTTAAGTTTTTACGCTGTTTGGTTTAAACGTGATCTCATAAGTTTAGTATTATCATTATCACCACAATTACCCACGGCCCGCATCCCCAGCTTTCATCGGAGGATCGGTAACGGTCGTAGGACAGGCGGGCGAGGTGGCGGGCGGTGAGGCTACCAGGCTGTCTCATACCGCCTCCCTCCTTCCCAACCCTCGGACGAGCTGGTTGACGAGTTCTCTGCCTGCCGGTCCTTTCCTGTTTAGCGATCTGGCCAGGCGATCAATCGTCTCTTTGTGCTCCGGATATGTCGTCTGCAGGTCGTCGATGGTTTTGACAGCATGAATGACGCTGCTGTAGTGTAGCTGGAAGAAACTCCCGATTACCTTCACTTTCAATTTTAACCTGGTTCGCATCAACCACATGGCGTGCATCCGGGCGATGACTACTGCTCTGCCACGGTATTTGCTGAACAGCTCCTGGCTTTTGATGTTGTGGTGCTCGCATACCGTCTTGATCACGTCCATAGGGGTGATGACGAGCGGGACGAGCCCCGGGATGATGTAGGGGGATAGGTGGGTCATGAGATGGGGGTTTTTGTCACAAGTGATTGTTTTGTCACATTGATACATCCAAAGTCACATGGGTTGTGACGAACGAAATGTAGTACCAGTAAGGGTTTCAAGGCAAAGTCACCAAAGTCACACGTTTTTGACATGTCAATCCCCGAATCTCTATATACCCCATACATATTAATATATAATATAATATAAGATCTTATATTTCTATATAAGTATGTGACATTGGTGACATTGACCTTATAGTCAATACCAGTAAGGGTTTCAAAGTCACGTACCCATGTGACAAACCAGTGACGAATGTGACAATTAATAGTTCTTCTCATATTTTCCTCTTTCGATAACCGTGAATAATGTCTTGATGCCTCGTATTAAAAACATCTTTACCGCGCTCTCTTTCAATCCGTTAAGGTTTCCTATTTGTATCGCCTGCTTCTGACTAAATGCCGCCGGGAGTTCATCATATACTTTTTTATGCGTACCACTCAACTTATCAACCGGAGTTTCCGGCGCCAGGATCTTCGTAGCCTTATGCATGTTCCCCAGGAAATACTCAACCAACCGGATCGCCCGGTCCATCGAGGCCTCGGTAACAACCCCTGTCCGATGTGCACCGTCATGGATAACCTGCAGGAGCAAGGCGAACCTTAGGCAGTAATCCTGGTACTTGGAGATGATGCCTTTCACGTGGTCACTGGTCGCCCGGTTGTACTTCGTGTTCTTGTTATTGAACCACTCTTCGTACAGCGCGTTGGCCTTTTCTTCGAGGCGGTATTTATATTTACCCAGTCGCTGGCGAAGGATATCATTGAACACCTGAACGAATGCCGACTTAACCGCCTCCGATACACTAATCCGCAGCCATTTCTCTTTAGGTTTCGGTTCTGGGTAGACAAACAGGAATCGGTGATAGAATCCGTTATGCTCATTTTCTTCCTTACTCAACGACTCCAGAACGCCTGGTTGAATCCCGCCGACTACGCTGCAGAATGGTTCCTGTACCTTGTTCTCATCCCGGGTAATACGCTGCAGAAGTATCGGCGCACCGCTCCACATCTCCAGCCACTTCTGCACTTCATCGCCGGTCTTGTACTGATTCATTCGGGCAAGGAACCCACTGAGTTCATCAGCGAGGACACAACATCCTCCGGGATTCGTGGACAGAATCTTCACCACCATTTCAATAGTTGAATCCTTGATCAACGTTTGCGGGAACGCTGGTTTCTCCGGCTTCTCTCCTTTTTTCTTGTCCCGTTCGAACGCTGCCAGGGATTTCTTGAACACCTCAACCTCGGCCTGGTACGCCTTGTACAGACCGCCGTCATATTCTTCCATCGGTGCAAAGGCTTTCTTTAGTGCCGGTGACTTACTGGCGCCTGGTGGAGCAACGATGGCCATGTACAGAATCGGTTTGACAAAATATCCATCCATTGCTTCGAGCACTGCGGAGTTGCCTATTGCTGTTGCCAGTGCTACCAGGATGGCCCCGGCCAAGTATTCATGCTGTATTACCTGGTTGAACAGATAGGTCTGTATCGATACCGGGAATACATCGTAGGGGAACCTTAGCCGGTCTTCGGAAACCAAGGGTTGTTTAGTAACCGGCGGGCCTTCAATTATCTCTAGGCCTGCACTGTCTGCAATCATCCGGATCTCATCCATGGTGTCCGGCCATGATTGTTTATTCTTATAATAAACAATCTTTGAGGGTGTGAGCACCCAACGGTTATCACCCTCACCAGCGCTGTCATGCCATGATGGAAAACCCTGAACGGATGCAGAGAATATCAGAACGCGCTTGGACTTGAAATACACCTTGGCCGAATAGTTGGCCATGGATCCTTTGCGCAGGTACGGGAGGTAATTCTTTTTAAACTTAGACTCTACTTCATACAGGTCAATCGAATTAAGCAGGGTATCAAAGGCTTCGTCTGTGATCTTCGAGTCGAACTGAAGCAACACACTTTCGTATTCAACCGGGTATTCGATTAATAGGTGCTGGTGTTCACCAGGCTTGAAATCGGCGTCTTCGTTAAACAGTGCAGCTGTAGTAAGTAATAGATCAAACTCTTCATCGGTTAGTTCCTGGATGTCCGAGAAATCATTATGGATAAGCTGATACCCAGGTGATGGAGTACAGAAACTTAACAGCCCGCCCGTGTAAACGCTGATCACTTCCTTGCCACCGGATTTAGCCACTGGAATCTTCTCAGTGAGTTTCGGATACTTAATATAAATATGGTATCCTTTATTCCTGGTAGTTTCGATGCAGACCTTCCTAAGAACATCGGAATTATTCGCCTCCACAATTCTCAACCAGTCGGCATATACGTTTTTATTTGACGTGTTCTTAATATCTATGTCAATGGAACCAAATGGAGGGAAGAGCTTTAGGGCATACCCATTCTGGCCCTTCATAACCTTCATCCACCGTTGGACATCTTCCATGGTAGGCACCCCGGCCAGGCCAGTGGAATCTTCCTTATGCCTGGGGTAATCGGTTACTTCTTTGGTCGTGATATTGAAAACTACAGGGATGGCGTGAAGCCCCTGATTATAGAAATCTTGGAACGTTGTTAAAGTAGGCATTGACTCTCCTTATGTATTTCGGTCATGGGTTAGAAAAAGGAGGGTGCCGGATTAATGGGTATTATTTTAGAACAATTCCGAAACGAGTTTGATGTATGCCTCATGCCGCTCTCGCGTATCAAGCAGCGTTCCTTCGAGTGTCCTGTACATTTTCTCTTTCTGCGAGTAAGTCATATAACGATGAGTTTTATAGTGTAATTGGTATGGAAGCATTACAACATCTTTTAAGTGTTCGGTGTTGTAGCTCCAGTGATGTTTATGATGTTGCGAGGGACACTTTATTTTACTTGCCGCCTTATGTGCCGCTTCTTTTTCAGGAAATTTGCTGAAATAGTCTCCGATTATCTTTTCCTTGACTTCTTTCGTTTTCCCATAAGCCTCACGATAATTTAACCTGGCATATTTTTCTCTACCACGTATTCTTTCCTGGGAAACAAATGATTTGTCTGTTTTGCGAAGATGATTTTCGCGGAGGTTTACATCAACCTTTGTACATTCTTTGCATTTGTTAAGATGCCCATCCCCCATCTGTTTATGAACATAAAACTCTGACAAGGATTTTTCCTGATTACACTTAAAACATATTTTCATCGTTATGGCTTTGGGGTTTAAAAGGGTAATCCATCTGGGTCACCGTTATTAAACAGCTGCGGTTCATCTGCCGGCATAACGACTGCGCGTTGCGGTGCAGGTGTTGCGGTTGACACAGGTGCAGGTGACCCATTGTGTTCAGCATCTGACTTTCCGCCAGTTAGTTCGATCTGATTAACATTAAGTGTGAATGACGCGCCTGACTTACCATTTCCATCCCAAACACGAAGTGATGGTTCACCGAAAACGGCCACAGATGCGCCTTTGGTGAGATACGGAACCACGCCTAACTTGTCAGTCCAATACGCACATTCGACCCATAATGTTTTCTTGTTGTCTCCATACCCCTGGTCGGTGGCGATAGAGAAATTAATTACTGAACGGCCACCATCAAGTGTTTTAACTTCTGCAGGTTTACCTAACCTGCCTGTGAGCATTGCTTTGATCATAAAAAGTGTTTGAATTATTAAAGGATTTGTTTCGATTTATTTATAATAATGAAAGTTGTTTCGTCTTAAAACTTTGATACCATTCGAAAAACTGTTCAACCGTTCCAATTACCACATAGACGGCTCCTGATCTTTCTACTCTCGCCTTCTCTTTTTTCTGATGATCACTTAACCGATCCTTAGTTGCTTCGTTTTTAATCTCAATGCAAACCATCCTGCCATCTATAGAACACATGAGATCGGATGTGCCTTTCTTTGTGGAAGAGGTAATCCACTTACGATCATCAAACCTGTTACCAGATTCGGTTCTATTGATCTTGCCAATCATTCTGCCCCCTACATTAATTCTGTTGGCGTAAAATCCAGACCAAGTAAGGAAGTTGACAACGACCATGGTAAGGCCGTTGGTCTTTCTAACATCAGGTAGCTTTGGCAGTGAGTAATGCCCATCCTTAAAAGTCTGAGGATACTTCACTTTGAAATCCTCTTCGTGCGCCTTGTAGTAAATCGTTTTCCAGTTTTCCATAAGGTTATCTTAATGACCAGTATTGATAAGCCAATTCATTTAGTCTCTGCTCTCCTGCTTCCCACAATGGGCAGCCTTCTCTCAGGTATACAGGGAATATCTTATGCGGATAATGTTTACTCACACCTATGATCACATCTCTCTTTGCACCGGTGATCTTGCTATAGAACAACCTGCCGCGTGGGTAATCGTAATTTATAACCGAGCGTGTGAACGCTTCCTGAGTCTTTGCGGCAGTACTCTTAAAATCACCACCCCAGGTCACCGTAGGATCCCACAGGTCATACTTGCAGCGCATGTCTAACTGGAAGGCATGGCCATCGTGGAGGAAGGGTGCACTCTTTTTGAACAGTTCTTTTTCCTTGTCACAGCGCTGTAACAGCATCGTACAGAACCTATCCCTGACATCGCTGTGGCTGTAGTGTCAGCCAAAGCGATGTCAGGTCCGAGTTGGACGTGTACTGGTGCTCGTAGTAGTTCATTACGCTTGTTTTCTGCTTGCTGATCTTGTTGAAAAATCCTCGACAACCTTCACTCCTTCGATTCGTTCACCTGCGCTGAGTGCTTTATCAGCGGCGGTCTTCATGAAGCCGAGTTTCTTATTCAGTTCATCGAGGGTAAGCGTGGCCAGTTGGTTCTTGACATACCAATGCAGAATCTGGATGTACTGGGTATGGTTAGCAGGCTCATACTTCTGTTTTACCACCGTTCCCTTGCTGATACCCAGTGATGGCGTTGCTTGGCTGGCGATGTCGAAAGTGGCGTCCATCTCTGCGGCAGCTGCGTTGTTGGCGATGGATTGCTCCTGGGCGAGTTGTTCCTGTTGCAGTTTTTCATCCCGCTCTTTCTGTTCTGCGGCGATGCGGTCATTAGCTTCCTGTTGTGCTTTTGCATCACCGGCTATCCTGATGAGTTCTGCTTTCCTTGATGGTAGCAGGTCAAGTACGCGGTTGCGCTCTTCGGTTAGCCGGTCGGTGTAGTTGGTAGACAGTTTACTGAACAATTCAGCGCTTAGTGGTGTGGCCTCGCCTATCAGTTTGTCATACTCCGCTCCGTTCAGCGTCGGGTTGTAAAATTTAAGGTTTGTTGTGTAACTATCAATGGTCTCGCTGGTCTGGCTTGCATACTTGGTGTGCATGAGATTGATCAACCGTGTCACCTCATTGCCAATGAGTACGG